GTATTCAGTTGTCCTAACCTTGGATGAGTCAACTGCTGACGAGTTGGAAGGCAAAGGTGTTAAGTTGCGTGAGTATGAGGGCGCAAAGCAACGGAAGTTCTCAACTAAGTACAGTGTACCTGTGCTTGATGCTGATGGTGGTGCTTTCAAAGGTCGCATAGGCAGAGGGTCTAAGGTTCGTGTACTATGGGCAGAAGGTCAGCCCCATCCTGTACATGGGATGGCTACCTACCTTAATAAGATCAAGGTCTTAGAGGTAGCGGAAGATACTGGTGGAGAGGACTTCTAGATGACATCCTCGTTTGTCAGGCATGAGCCATGCCCTAAGTGTGGCTCAAGGAATAACTTGGCGAGGTATTCCGATGGTCACGCCACCTGTTTTTCAGGTGGTTGTGACTACTACGAGAAAGGTAACGGTCAGGTTATAGAACAAGCAACACAACGAAAAGCGAGGCATTTGGAAATGACAGGAACAGTAGCGGCAATCCCTGACAGGAGAATAAGTCAAGAGGTGGCTAAGAAGTACGGAGTCACCGTTGAGTTTGCCCCTGATGGGAAGGTCAGTAAACATCATTACCCATACCATGATAAGGACTCAGGTGCAGTGTTAGGCACTAAGGTACGCATCGTGGACAACAAGAACTTTTATGCTACAGGAGAATTTAATAATGTTGGGTTGTTCGGTCAACAAGCTTTCAAGAGTGGCGGTAAGTACATTACGGTCACAGAGGGCGAGGCAGACGCACTTGCCGTTCACGAAATGTTCGACGGAAAATGGCCTGTTGTCTCCATTAGAAGTGGCGCAAGCGGAGCATCAAAAGACATTAAAGAAAACCTTGAGTGGTTAGAGTCCTTTGAGAATGTGGTCATATGTTTTGATGCGGATAAAGCAGGGCAGTTAGCGGCTAAGTCAGTCCTTGATTTGTTCACCCCTAACAAGGCAAAGAATGTTGTATTATCCATGAAGGATGCGGGGGATATGCTCAAGGCTAACAAGGTCACTACCTTTGTTCGTGAGTGGTGGAACGCTAAGTCATATCAGCCCGATGGAATCATTGCAGGTAGTGAGACTTGGGATTTAATCATCAAGCAATCCGATGTTAAGTCCATCCCCTATCCTTGGGCTTGTCTGAATGAGTACACCTACGGATTCCGTCCGCGTGAGTTAGTCACAATCACTAGTGGCAGTGGCATGGGTAAGTCTCAAATGGTACGTGAGTTAGAGCATTACCTGTTAGGTGCTACGGAGGACAACATAGGCATCCTAGCGTTGGAAGAGGACATACCTAAGACAGCATTAGGCATCATGTCCATTGAAGCTGAGAAGCAACTACATCTTAACCAATCTATCTCTGAGGAAGAGAAGAGAAGGTATTGGGATAAGACGTTAGGCTCTGGGCGCATCTATATGTTTGATCACTGGGGTTCTACTAATGAGGACAACCTACTTGGGCGCATACGTTATATGGCTAAAGGGTTGGACTGTAAGTGGATCATCCTAGATCACCTGAGCATTGTGGTTAGTGATCAGGACAACGGTGACGAGCGTAAAGCCATCGACAGCATTATGACTAACCTTAGAAAGCTAGTTCAGGAGACAGGTGTAGGGCTATTCCTAGTATCACACTTGCGTAGACCTAGCGGATCAAAGGCGCATGAAGATGGCGGTAAGATTAGTTTAGGAGAACTCAGAGGTTCAGCGGCTATTGCACAGCTAAGTGATATGGTCATTGGACTTGAACGAGATCAGCAACACGCTGACCCTGAGACACGGAACACCACAACAGTTCGTGTACTCAAGAACAGATTTGTTGGACTCACTGGTGCGGCTTGTTACCTTTACTACGATAAAGAGACAGGTCGGATGATTGAAACTAGTTGCCCTATGGGTGAAGAATCGGAGTTTTAAGCATGAAACAGTTTGTACTTGACATTGAAGCCAATGGCCTTGACCCTGATACCGTGTGGTGTATTGTTGTGCAACAAATAGGACACGATGATTCCCTTACTTGGTCAGGAGATAGACTACCTGAATTTATAACTTGGTTACAACTTCAGGACGAGTGCGAACTAATTGGTCACAATCTTATAGGATATGACATACCTGTACTGGAGAAACTATTAGCGGTAGACTTTAGCAAGTGTAAAATAACTGACACACTGGTAATGTCCCGATTAGCTAATCCATCAAGAGAGGGTGGTCATTCCTTAGATAACTGGGGTACTGTGCTTAAATGCCCCAAAGGAGATCATAATGTTTGGGATGTTTTTTCGTATGATATGTTGGAGTATTGTATACAGGATGTTAGAGTTAATACGTTGGTGTACAAGAGATTGCTTTCTGAACTTAGAGGTTTTGAGCCTGAGAGCATTGATCTTGAGCATCAAGTACAGAGCATTGTTACTCAGCAGATTAAAAATGGTTGGCTCTTAGACCAAGGAAAGGCATATAATTTATTGGCTACATTAAAGGAGAAAAAGAATGACCTTGAAGACGAAGTATTATCAACTTTCAAACCGTTACCTACATTCATTAAGGAGATCACGCCTAAGATTAAGAAGGACGGTACGCTCTCTGTTGTAGGTCTAAAGTTTCTGGGTGATCAATGGGAGACAGTAGTAGCACCCTTTAGTCGTATAGATTTTCCCATCTTTAATCTAGGGTCAAGACAGCAGATAGGTAGACATCTACAATACTATGGATGGAAACCTAAGCAATTCACTGAGACAGGACAGGCCATCGTTGACGAGGCGGTGCTAGGTACAGTGAAGGGCATACCACAGGCCGCTTTGATAGCTGAGTATCTTATGATACAAAAGCGTGTGGCTCAGGTTCAGAGTTGGTTGGAGGCTGTTAAGGAGGACGGAAGAGTACATGGATATGTCAACGCCAATGGAGCAGTGACAGGACGTATGACTCATTCAAGTCCTAACATGGGTCAAGTACCTGCGGTAGACAAGCCGTATGGTAAGCAGTGCAGGGACGTATGGACAGTACCAGAAGGTTACAAACTTGTAGGTATGGACGCAAGCGGTCTTGAGTTACGGATGCTTGCACATTACATGAACGATGAGGGCTATACAAATGAAATTCTCACAGGAGACATTCACACGGCAAATAAGTTGGCTAGCGGCCTTGAAACTAGAAACCAAGCAAAGACTTTTATATACGCTTTCCTTTATGGAGCAGGAGATTCCAAAATCGGAAGTATCGTTGGAGGAAGTGCAAAGGATGGTAAACGACTTAAGGAAAAATTCCTTGCAAATACGCCATCTCTTGGAAGACTACGAGAACGAGTTGGAGTGGCATCTGGAAGAGGCTATGTTCTTGGCTTGGATGGGCGAAGGGTCTATGTACGGTCACAACACGCGGCACTGAATACTTTGTTGCAATCCGCAGGGGCTGTTGTTATGAAGAAAGCCTTGTGTTTGTTGGATGAGTACGCAACTAAGTGGAACATTAACTATAACTTTATAGGAAACATACACGATGAAATCCAGACAGAGGTTAGAGAAGAGAAAGCAGAGGTTTTCGGAAGGCTTGCAACCAGTTGTGTCGAAGCCGCAGGACTCCACTACAAACTCAACTGCCCCCTCGCAGGGGAATTTAAAGTTGGAGATAGTTGGGCAGACACCCACTGATCTATTACCTGCTAATCCTATGGGCAATAAGATAAGAAAACCTGAAAGATATAGATTTGAAGAGGGAGAGTGGTGGTATTATTATCCAGAAAGTGGTACTAGCATTGAATCAGGAAACCATATTAAAGAAAGAGCAACTACTTTAAGACGTAAGTTAGATAAGATTAATACAGAAAAGAAAAAGCATATGTATGTTAACGGTCAAAGGATTCCTAATACACACCCCTTGTACAAAGCAGGGAGATACAAAGGTTTTGAGGAAGCGGCCTTTAGTTCCTTGGAAAACTACAAGGAGAGTGCGGAAGGTGAGGTATACATTATCACCAACAAAGCTTGGGACGGTTGGGTCAAGGTAGGTATGGCTGTGGACGCTGAAGATAGGTTAAAAAACTATCAAACCTCTTCCCCTTTCAGAGATTATGTGTTATACTATAGTTATAAGACTGATGATAGACGTAAGGCTGAATCCAACGCCCACTCAAGATTAGAGCAGTTGTTTGAAAGGAATAACGAGTGGTTCAAATGTACACCACATGAAGCCAAGGGGGTTTTAAGTGAACAACAACAACAAGACAACGGATAACCTTGTTGCTGACATCTACGATCTAATGGTTAGTAAGGACGCTGACCCATCCGTAGACGTTGAAGCAGAGATTGATAAGTTTGGTGAAGGTGTTAAGGCTCTTATGCGTACAGAGTTTGGACAGGAGAAGCGTAAGGATAACCGTAAGCTACGCTTGTCTAACATCGGACGCACTGATCGCTACCTTTGGAATCATGTCAATGGTACTGAGGGCGAGGACATCTTACCACACACGTATGTGAAGTTTATGTACGGTCACTTGATTGAGGAGATGTTGTTATTCCTTACTCGTATGGCAGGACATAGTGTAACTGACGAACAGAAGGTATGTAAAGTTGAAGGTATTGTGGGTCACATGGACTGCAAGATTGATGGTGTTGTTACTGATGTCAAGTCAGCAAGCAGTTATGGGTTTAAGAAGTTCAAGGATGGATCGCTTGCCTTTGACGATCCCTTTGGTTATATTGATCAGATCAAGGCATACGCTCACTCAGAAGGAGACAGGAAGTTTGGATGGTTAGCTATGGATAAAGCTAATGGTCACTTAACCTATCTCAAGTATGACTTGGATGATGAGCAAGCACCCGTATATAAAGTTCTTTCTCAACAGGACATAACAGAGAGAGTACGCCACGTAAAAAAGCTAGTAAAGCACCCAGAGCCAGAGTTACTTTGTTACGAGCCTTTGCCCGATGGCAAGTCAGGCAACTTAAAACTCTCCGTTGGTTGCTCCTACTGTCAATTCAAAAAACATTGCTACCCAGACTTAAGAGTATTCAACTATTCCTACGCTCCTAAGTTTCTCTGTAAGGTAGTTAAGGAACCAAACGTACAGGAGATCATA